TCAAGTCACCAAGGTCTTGGATCGATTGGTCGAGACTGGTTGGCCGATCGTCTCGGTGCACAATTCTTGGTTAGCATTTATGAGGGTTACTGCATGATGAAGTTGATCTATCGGTGGAGATATCGCCGCGCGATCATTGATCTTTACTTGCACAACATCCTGCCAAATCTGTGGGGTTATTTGGTGAAATGTCGATCATGAAAGATAAGGGTTTGCAAATGAAGCGCAAGCAAATCGATCCAGAAGATTATGATGATGTGACAGAGTTCATGTCTGATTGCGTTAACGAGATCGGTGACGAGGACGTCTGCCAGATCATCTGGGACGAGCGCGGCGCGAAAGGCGTCAGGTTCAAGACCCATGATTCAACTGTCTCTGGTATGGAATTCGTGCTCAGTGACGAGACTCCTGATCGCATGGACGATGTGATCTTGTCTGAGGGCTGGGACTTGACCAACTTCAAGAGAAATCCCGTCGCGTTGTTCGGCCACAACAGCAACTTCCCGATTGGCAAGTGGGCTAATGTGCGCATTGAGAACAAGCAGCTGCGCGGTCATCTCGAATTGGCGCCAGAGGGTACTAGTGATCGGATAGACGAGATCAGACGATTGATCGATGCCGGCATTCTCAAGGCTGTGTCGGTTGGCTTTCGTCCGATCGAGGTCAAGGATAGAGAGGGTACTGATTGGGGATATATATATCTCAAGAGTGAATTGGTAGAGACCAGCGTGGTGGCAGTGCCGGCGAATCCAAACGCACTGGCCGTCGCGAAGTCTCTGGGAATTTCGTCCGAAACGATTGGCATGGTCTTCGCCGGGCAAGGCAAAAGGAGCCAGGTTGTTCGCAGGACGATTGAAGGCGGGCACGCCAAACGAAACTTGAACAAAAGGGGCAGACAAATGTCTACCTTAGCACAACGCATTATGGATCTGGAAGGACAGATCACTGCAAAGAGAGAATCACTGGAAGACCATCTTGAGAAGATGGACGACAGTAATGTCAGTAACTCTGACATTGAGATCAATCAGAAGCTGCGAGAGGACCTCGGTCGTCTCGAAATGACTCGAGAGGCTTTGATCGAGAGCGAGAAGTTTCTGGCGAAGTCGTCCGGCAACGGCGAAGTGAAGCCCGGCCGGTCTCTGATTGTACCAGAGCGTCAGCCGGAAGCTCCGGCGATCGTCAGATCAGTGAAGGACCCGGAGATCGATCTGGTTAGCCTGTTGGTGAAAGCGGGCACTCTCGCTTATTATGCGAAAGCGACCAATAGCAACATTGATGAGGCTCGCTTTAAGATCGGAGAAAAATTTCCAGAGTATCGCAACGAAGAGACTCGGATAATCGCCGATCTCGTGCTGAAGTCGCAGACGGCTCCGGCGATGACTAGTGTTTCTGGATGGGCACAAGAGCTCGCTCAGACCACCTACGCCGCCATGATGCCACTGCTGATGCCCAATGCGATCTTGACTCGTCTTGCCGCGAGGGGATTGTCCTTGAGTTTTGGAGCGAACGGTAGGATCGTCATTCCAACCCGCAGTCGCACGCCATCTTTGGCTGGCAGCTTTGTGGGTGAAGGTGCGCCGATTCCTGTGCGTCAGGGTGCATTCACTTCGCAAACCTTGACCCCGAAGAAGATGGCTGTCATCACGACCTGGACGCGGGAAATGGATATTCACTCCATTCCGGCGATTGAGGGCATTCTCAGGCAAGCGATTCAAGAAGACACGCAAGCCGCTGTGGATGCAATCCTGATTGATGCGAACGCGGCGACTACGATCAGGCCAGCCGGTTTGCTCAATGGTGTTTCGGCTACTACTGCGACTTCGGGCGGAGGCCTCGCGGCTTTTGTGGGTGATTTAGTGGCTTTGATCAATGCCATTTCCGTAAATACATACGGGAATGTTCGCAATTTGGTTCTGATCGCAAATCAGACTGACATGCTTCGGGCTTCTCTGCTTTCTGCAGCGAATACGGGAATATTCCCATTCCGTGATGAAATTGGAAGGGGAACTGTAGCTGGCATTCCTATCATTGATTCACAAACTGTCACTGCAAAGACCATGATCTTGGTTGATGCTGCTGATTTTGTGGTGGTTGGTGGTGATGCTCCGAGGATGGATATTAGCGATCAAGCCACGCTGCATATGGAAGATACCACTCCGCTGGAGCTGGTTGCCTCTCCGAGCACGGTTGCTGCTCCGCAGCGATCTCTATTCCAGACCGACTCGCTGGCTCTGAGGATGGTGTTGCCGCTGAACTGGGTGCAGCGCCGTACAGGTACGATTGCTTGGACCCAGAACGTAACGTGGTAAGGACACGCGTTATCGAGGTCGGTAAGACCAAGAACCGTTAACCATTTTCAATTTCTTAAGATGGTGGCGGAAACATAGAGGAGCAATTCAATGCCCAAACTCGCAGACGATCCGCAGACCGAGAATGCGAAGAGACAACTCGCTGAGGATCAAAAGGTTGTGGACAAATCTCGATCCGAATATCAAGAGAGAATGAAAGGACGTCCAACTCCCACTCAAGAAGAGTTGAACATCATTGCACTCGGGGGTCACATTCTCGAGTTCGATGATGATGGGAGTGGGCCGGACCCGCATCAGACCAAGCAGGTCGAGGCTGGGACCAGCAGGCCTCAGACTTATCAGACCAGGCAGACCAAGCCCGCGAGTAGCTAATGCCTGGGTTGGTTGTCAACACGTTCAGGTCTATCTGGAAGGCGGTCGAGGGACAGTTTCGTCCTGGGCCTTACTATCTCCCGATAACCGGGGGATGGCTGCCAGATGGTGCTGCGAACAATTGGTGGCAGTTGGGTCAAAACCCAATCTATGCCACCACTTGTTCGGCAATGGTCGAGGCGTGCGTTTCAGCGTATTCTCAGACCGTGGCGATGTGTCCTGGCGATCATTGGAGATTAAATACTAAAGGTGGGAGAGAACGAGTTAAAACCTCGGCACTCTCCCGCGTGCTACGCTATCCCAACGACTATCAATCGATCAGTGACTTTATGTTGAACATGGTTCGCCAACTCTATTTGACTGGTAATTCATATGCTTTGGCGCTACGGAATGATCGCTTTGAGATTGATGAATTGCACTTGATGAATCCAGAGGCTTGTTATCCACGTTTAGCTGAAACTGGCGATATCTTTTACTGGCTATATGGGAATGACATTGTCAATAAGCGATTTGGGGAAGAGTATTTGACGGTTCCTGCCAGGGATGTGCTTCATGTTCGCTTGCATACGGAAAGGCGCAATCCATTCCCTTTGATTGGACAAAGTCCTATTGTATCTGCCTATGGAGATATGGCGATATCCGAAGCAATTGCCAAACAGCAGACTTCGTTTTATCTTAATGAGGCGAGACCATCAGCAGTTTTGTCAACTGACTTAGTGTTAGACAAAGAGCAAGCGGCAGCTTTGCGTGACCGTTGGAATGAACAAGTCAAGGGTCTGGGTCAGGGTGGTACGCCGATCTTGACAGCAGGATTGAAAGTTCAACCATGGGCGGTTGGTGGTAAGGATGCTGAGACGGCAGAAATACTTAAACTCACAAATGAGCATATAGCTCTGGCTTTTCGCGTTCCTCTGCAGATTCTGGGTATTGGCGGTGCACCTTACGGATCTGCAGAACTATTGATGCAGAGTTGGATCGCTTCCGGTTTAGGTTTTGCGCTTAATCATATTGAAGAAGCCTTGGGTTTGCTTTTTCAGTTACGTGGGCCGCCAGATGAATATGTTGAATTTGATACGGCAGCCTTGCTACGTTCGGCCTTAAAGGACCGTATAGATGCCTATGTGCGTGGGGTTCAAGGCGGCATTTATGCGCCGAACGAGGCGAGAAATCAGGAAGGTCTTGATTCAGTCCCATTTGGAGATGAGCCAAGAGTTCAACAGCAAGTAGTTCCGTTGAGCGCAGTCGAGAATATGCCAGAGTCGCCTAGCGCTCCGCCTTCTTCTCCCGCTCCAGCTCCGCTGCCTCCGAAGAAAGGCAATAGAGATGAATTCGCCGTTAATGAAGCAGCCAGAAGCATATCTCGACGCGCCGACAGGATTGTCAGCAGACGAACTGCTTGACGAATGGCGCGACGCTCTGGCTCACACATTGGCTGGTGAGAGGGCGCGTTGGGAAGATGAAAGGACTTTGATGCGCGCACAATTTGACGCGGCCATGGCCACGTTGAAAGCTGAGTTCGCAAATAAGCAGATTGAATTGATGGAGAGTTTTAGCAGGTTGATGAGTTCAGTGCGTAATGGCGCTGATGGGGAACGGGGGTTTACAGGTGAAAAAGGAGACCAAGGTGAAAAAGGTGAAAAGGGTGAAAAAGGCGACCAAGGTGAAAAGGGTGAAACGGGCGAACGCGGAGAACAAGGCGAGCAAGGGCCGCAAGGTGCGATCGGTGAGCAAGGGCCGCAAGGCGAGCAAGGCGAGCAAGGCGAGCAAGG